CTCCAAAGGAACCAATTCATACCAGTCAGAGAATGAAAGACTAAATTCGGAGTTGCTCCAAGACGATAAAATTCCAAGAGACCCAAACCAGGACCTGCAATTGGACATACCATTTTGATAACTTCTTCAAATAGAATTTCCGCTAACATTAAAGGTGTTAACCTTCTCAATAACTTGAATTGTTTAACCATTTCAGAAAAAACATTCTTTATAGTGACAATGACTTTTTTCACAAAGCCGGAGTTGAGAGCAAAGATGCCGGTGTCAAATCTTCTAAACATAGCTAAGAATTCCGCCAAAACCATTTCAGGTGGAACAGAACTCAAATGTATGATTTGTTTTTCGACTATTTTCCACATGGACAATAGGAATTTCAACACACCTGAGTTAAGTTGGTGTCTAGAAAATTTATAATACCGAATTGATATCTGGATTAAAGATTTGATAACTTTCAAAGCTTTCAAAATTAAAGTAGCACCGCCAACATATTTAGCAATTGTTACAAAATAATTGCTTTTCCGTTGGGTGTTCTCCAATTCAGGAGAACGGGCTTGTTTTAAGATTGACTCACTATGTGAACCAGCTTTCCGTAAATTTAAGAGTTGTTGAGCAACAACATCACGATTTCCATAAAGGGCACTAAACAGTGTGCCTGTTAAAATCTTATTAAACTGTTCGGGAAAGCGTTTACCAAACTCTTTCATCTTTCGATCATTGTTGAAACTATTCGCAATTAAACTGTTACATGCATCAACAGCAGAACCACTGGGACTTCTATAAACATAGGCCCGCACAGCGGCAGCTGTAGCTAAATGAACTGGGACACTCTGATTGGTGATTAGAAGTTTATCTAGAAAATGTCTAGGGACAAAAGGCAAAGATCCGATAAGCTCACCATAAAGAAAAGATTCAATTTGATTTAAATCTTTCTGAACAGGAACCACACGATAGTCAATAAAACCAGAAGGATGCACGGTCCTATTTAAAGGAACACCAGCAAAATCACTTAAACTGATTTTAAAAACTTTGTATGGCCCAATAGTTAAACTCTCAGCAATATCTAGCCCGGAAAACTGTCTTTCAACCAACCAATCCGTTGAGGGATGATTGGCATACAATTGCCCATTAGGTTCGGGAGAAAAAACAATCTCACCTACTTCATTTTTGTACCAAGCACCTTCCAGACAGTCATCGACACCAGCGGCGCCTTCAAATGTCCTTCCAATCCAATAGATGCACCCATTCTTGGAATGAGTTAACAACATTTTTGCCGTGTCAGGATCAAATGGACTAGAAGCACTTCCTAGCCCTTGATAAATATCAACTAACAAAACAACATCAAAACTACTCTCAACATCAACGACCCTACGCTGACTACCTCCTCTAGCATTGTCCCCTCCAATTCTCTGGTGACAACCAAGTGTAACATCAATTTTCAAATACTCATTAGATTTTCCTACTATTTCACCGTCTTTATAAAAATCACAGATGAATTTTGATGTTTCAGGGTTAAAACTCAAAGTTCGATCTGAT